CCAGCTCACGCACACTGCCGACAGCGTTCGGGGGGCGGCATGATGGAGCGCCGTTCCGCCATCCACGGCAGCCGGGTCGTGTCGATCTTCGGCGCCGCCGGTCCCGCGCTCGACGAGGTCGGGCTGTCCGCCTGGATCGCGCAGGCCGCCCCGGGCGAGGCGCTGGTCTATCACCGCGGGTTCCTCGCCGTCGACGCCACCGGGGCCGTCTCGAACCTCACGCCCGAGCGCCAGCGCACCCTTCGCGGTGTCGCGGCCGCCGCCTTGCGCGCCGCCGAGCAGCGGCTCGTCCACCTCGTGCAGGCCCGGCTCGGCCCCGACCACTTCGCCTACATCGCCGTCGCCCGTCCGAAGCCCGGACCTGCCGGCGCCGCCCTCTCGATGCGCCTCCTCGAGGCCGCCTGACCCAATCCCCCATCACGGAGGCCCCCATGCCATTCCCGCAGAACACCCCCAGTATCGACGAGTTGATCAACCTGCCCGAGGGCGAGATCGCCCAGCTTCCGGTCGAGCTTCTGGCCGCCATGCAGCGCGAGATCGACGCCGCCGCCAAGCAGATGAAAGCCGTCACCGCGCGCTTCTCGACTGCGCTCGAGGTCCGTTACGCCGCCCGCGCCGCCGAGGCCCGCCGCGCCTGTGGCAAGGACACAGGCACCGTCCGCCTCGCCGATGGCGATTTCACCGTGATCGCCGATCTGCCCAAGCGCGTCGAATGGGACCAGGCCCGGCTCGCCGCCATGGTCGAGCGCATCCGCGCCGCGGGCGATGATCCGTCCGAATACGTCGAGATCAGCTTCAAGGTGCCCGAGCGCGCCTATGTCGCCTGGCCCGAGGCGATCCGCCAGGGCTTCGAGCCCGCCCGGACGGTGAAAACCGGCGCGCTGAAGATTGCGATCCTGCCGCAGGAGGACGGGCAATGACCGCCCTCGCTCCGATCTCCCCGGACGCGCAGGACCTGCCGAGCCTGATCGACCGCGCGGCCAGCATGCTGTCGGGCGCGAAGACCGCCGCCGAGGTGCTCGAGGCGCGCGACATGGCTGGCCTCGCCTATGACGTGGCCAAACGCGCCGCCCGCCTGCAGCGCGCCAAGAGCGCCCATGACGACCTCGTCGCCGCCGCGCATCGCGCGCAGGCCCATGCGCTCGAGATCGAGGCGCGCGCCAAGCGTCGGCTGGCCGATGAATACGATGCCGCGCAGGCTCGGGGCGAGGCGGCCAAGGCGGGGCAGTACGAAAGGGCAAACGTCGAGAACGCCAACGTTTGTCCGGCGACGGCTGCCGAGCTTGGCCTGCGTCGCGACCAGATCCACGAGGCCCGCCAGTTCCGCGACGCCGAGGACGCTGATCCGGGCGTCGTGCGCCGCGCGCTGGACGAGCGTCTCGAGCGCGGCGAGGAACCGACGCGCGCGGCCCTGCGCAAGATGGTGGTCGATGCCGCCATGCGGGGGCTGCGGCCTCAGCGCTCGGCCAGCCGACGCAACCCGCTTTACGTCCCGCCGACGCCTGCACGCGCGGCCTGGCAGCATGTGACCGGGACGTTCCGCGCCTTCGCCGAATGGGCCACGGACGAGAACCTGGCCCTCGCCCGGCAGGGCATGCGCGAGGCGCGGGACGAAGCGTTTCACGACCTCGACGCTCAGGCAATCGCCCGCGGGGCGGCATGTTTCACGCAAATCACGGAGTGGCTCCATGCAGAATAGCCAGTCAGCGGCCTTTGCCGCATCTGTGTGGGAGGTCGCCTCCCGCCTCGGCAACAACGCGCCCAGGATCGCCGACGACATCATGGAGGCTGCCTTTCCGCGGACCTGTTCTCAGGCGCGGGCTGAGGGCGCGCTCCGGATGCTGCGCACCGGGATCATCTCGGAAGTGAAGCGCATCCTGCGCAACCACGACGATGGACCGGGCCAGGGGGATTTCGCGGAGGTCTGCGAGGCGTTCGCGCCGCTCGTGAAGGATCTGCGGTCCAAGTCCTACTTCGCGGAAAGCGCTGCGGAATACGTCGCGATCCCGGACCTCATTGCGGAACCGGACCTGCTCGACGACGCGCGGCGCTTCATGCGGCGCAAGGGCATCGAGTGCCTGGCCGAAGCGGATCGGCTGGACGCGCTCTACGCGGCGGTCACCGGAACGGCCCGCGAAACGGCGCCCCCGGCCCGGGCGGTGGCAGCATGACCCCCGCGCTCCCCATCATCACCGCCGACCAGCGGCTGGCCGAGGTGCGCGGCGTGAAGGCCGCGATCTTCGGCGCCAGCGGCGCGGGCAAGACGACGCTCCTGCGCACGCTGAAGGCAAGCACGACGCTGTTCTTCGACCTCGAGGCGGGCGATCTCGCCATCGAGGGGCTGGCCGTCGACACGATCCGCCCGCGGACCTGGCGGGAATGCCGCGACTTCGCGGTGTTCATCGGCGGCCCGAACCCCGCGCTGCGCAAGGACCAGCCCTACAGCGAGGATCACTACCAGGCGGTCTGCCAGAAGTACGGCGATCCGCGGGCGCTGGAAAAATACGAAACGGTCTTCATCGACTCGATCACCGTGGCGGGGCGGCTCTGCTTCCAGTGGTGCAAGGGCCAGCCCGAGGCGCATTCGGACAAGACCGGCAAGCCGGACGTCCGCGGGGCCTACGGGCTGCACGGGCGCGAGATGATCGCCTGGCTCACCCATCTGCAGCACACGCGGGCGAAGAACGTCATCTTCGTCGGGATCCTCGACGAGAAGCTCGACGACTTCAATCGCAAGGTCTTCGTCCCGCAGATCGACGGCTCGAAGACCGGGCTCGAGCTGCCCGGCATTGTCGACGAGGTGCTGACGCTGACCTCGCTGCCGGACGACAAGGGCGTGCCGCAGCGCGTCTTCGTCTGCCACACGCAGAACCGCTGGGGCTATCCGGCCAAGGACCGCTCCGGCCGCCTCGACCTGCTCGAGCCGCCGCATCTGGGCCAGCTCATCGAGAAGATCCGCCAGCCCCTGCCGATCGACGCGCGCCCGCTCGTCATCGAGGCGCCGCGCATGCCGGCGCCGACCGTCACCCCTCAAACCGATCCCACCAACTGAAAGGACCCGAGCCATGTCCGGTCTCTGGAACGACTTCAACGACGCCCAGTCCAACACGAACCTCATCACCAAGGGGACGCTGGCCAAGGTGCGCCTGACCATCCGCCCCGGCGGCTTCGACGACCCGTCGCAGGGCTGGACCGGCGGCTATGCCACCCGCGGGTCCACCGGCGCCGTCTACCTCAACGGCGAGTTCACGGTCACCGAGGGCCCCTATGCCCGGCGCAAGATCTTCACGCTGATCGGTCTTTACAGTCCCAAGGGTCCGGACTGGGCCAACATGGGCCGCAGCCTCGTGCGCGGCATGCTGAACTCGGCGCGCGGGATCTCGGACAAGGACCAGTCCCCGCAGGCGCAGGCGGCGCGGCGGATCGGCGGCTTCGCCGATCTCGACGGAATCGAGTTCGTCGCCCGCATCGACGTCGGCAGCGACGCCATGGGCGAGGAGAAGAACGAGATCCGCGCCGCGGTCACGCCCGATCATCGTGACTATGCGCAGGTCATGGGGCTGGCGGCGCAGCACGGCTATCAGCCGCCCGCGCAGACGGCGCCGCTGCAGGCGCCGGTCCAGCCGCCCGCGGCATCGCCGGTGCCTGGCCGTCCCGCCTGGGCTGAGTAGAGGGCGCGCGATGCTCCTCCGTCCCCGCCAGAAACTCTTCGTGGAGCGCAGCCTCGCTGCGCTCTCGACCCGCGCCAACACGCTGGGCGTTGCGCCCACCGGCGCGGGCAAGACGATCATGCTCTCGGCTGTCACCGGCCGGATGACCGGAGACGGCGCCAAGGCCTGTGTGCTCGCCCACCGCGACGAGCTGACCAGCCAGAACCGTGCGAAGTTCGCCCGGGTCAATCCCGACACGGAGACCTCCGTCGTCGATGCCGAGACCAAGTCCTGGAACGGACAGGTCACCTTCGCCATGGCGCCGACGCTATCTCGGGCGTCCAATCTCTCCGCCATGCCGAAGCTCGACCTTCTGGTAATCGACGAGGCCCATCACGCGGTGGCCGAGAGCTACCGGCGCATCATCGACCGGGTGCGCGATGCCAACCCCGAGGCCCGCATCTTCGGCGTCACGGCGACGCCGAACCGGGGCGACAGGAAGGGCCTGCGCGAGGTCTTCGACAATGTCGCCGACCAGGTCCGGCTGGGCGAGCTGATCGCGTCCGGTCACCTCGTGCCGCCGAGGTCCTTCGTGATCGATGTCGGCGTTCAGGACCAGCTGCGCGCAGTCCGCAAGACCGCCGACGATTACGACATGGGCGCGGTTGCGGCGATCATGAACCGCGCGCCCATTACCGAGGAAGTGATCCGGCACTGGGAGGAGAAGGCCGGGAACCGCCAGACCGTGGTCTTCTGTTCGACCGTCGCGCACGCCATGAACGTGGCGACCGCCTTCAACGAGGCCGGAAACCCGGCCGCCGTCGTCCTTGGCGACATGGGCTCCACTGAGCGGAAGATGGTGCTCGAAGCCTATGCGTCCGGGGAAGTACAGGTCATCGTCAATGTCGCGGTTCTGACCGAAGGCTGGGACCACCCGCCGACCTCCTGCGTCGTGCTGCTGCGGCCGAATTCCTACAAATCGACCATGATCCAGATGGTCGGGCGCGGTCTGCGCACCGTCGATCCGGCCGAGCATCCCGGCGTGGTCAAGACCGACTGCATCGTGCTGGATTTCGGGACGTCGAGCCTGACCCACGGCACGCTGGAGCAGGACGTCGATCTCGACGGCCACACGCCCTCGGGCGAGGCGCCGACCAAGACCTGCCCGGCCTGCGCGGCCGACATTCCGCTTGGCTCCCGCGAATGCCCGCTCTGCGGCGAGCTGCTTGTCGAGCCCGCGGACGAGGCACAAAGCCAGGAGGCCGGGACCGGCCGCCTGTCCGGGTTCGCCATGTCCGAGATCGACCTCCTGAATAGGTCGAGTTTCGCGTGGGAAGACCTTTTCGGCGACGACGCCGCGCTCATGGCGAGCGGGTTCGGCGCCTGGGGCGGCGTATTCTTCCTTGTCTTATGACATCCGTCGGCTCCTTTGCGATAAAGGAGCCGCTGCCCGCCACGCCATTTATGGCGGGCAGCGGCGGCGGTCGGATCGTGGTCTTCCGG